TGCAATGATTAGAGATGAGCATGGAAATACAATCGTCATACTCGATAAAAATGGAGTTTATGCACTTGGGCAATATGTATGTGATTCGAAGGTATTTAAAAATAAGCGAATAAAATTAAATGAAGGAAGCATGACTTTTTCAGGGAAGGATGGAGCTGATCCGATTATTATGGGATATGATTTCTATTCTTCGGAAAAAAGCGGATGTGTAACGATCCGCGCAGGAGGAACAGAAACAGATGCCACAGAAAGCAAAACCCTCATGCGATTATTTAAAGACAAAACTTGTCTTGATGCAGAACACTTATACACTCGTGGGCAAGAGGGACAAACTGGAACAGCACAATTTTCCAACGGTACAAATTTAAGATTTGTAAACGGAATCCTTGTTGGAGGAACAACGAAAGAAGGTGCATTTTAAGGGCATGGACAATCGGTAATTTTTACTTACAGATGCCGCAAATGCAGGGAAACGCTCAAGAGGTGCTCGCCTTTTTAGAAGCGAGAGGCTGGAGCCTAAATGCGATCGCGGGACTATGCGGAAACATGCAAAGCGAGTCAAATATCAATCCAGGGATCTGGCAGAGCCTCCAAGAAGGAAATTATGCTGGAGGTTTTGGCTTGGTGCAATGGACACCAGCAACAAATTATACCAACTGG